CTTTTACATCAAACTTATATACAGTAGGCGTTCCGCTTATCGCAGTAATTTCACCGTCAGTATAAGTAGCATCACCCAAATCTCCAAAGTCCATAGAGTAGGCGGCTTTGATTCCGCCAAAAGCTGATTTACAAGGTAGCTTTCTGCCTTTTGTTAATAAACACGCCATAATAAATTTTGTTTAAAAAAAGGGCAAATTGAGGATGTCCCCTAAATGCCCTCTTTAAGTTATAAATTAAGAATATAAAACGATGTCAGATCCGATACCGTACTGCACACCCGCAGTAAATCTCATTATGACTCTTACATTTTGTGAGCCATCAAGATCCGCCATGTCAAGCACCTTCACAAGTTGCATATCTGACAATAAACCCGTACCGAAATACAAGTTTGATTTCTGAGCCGCAACTGCGTAATTATCAGGTAATCCTTGACCAACAAATATCTTGACGCCGTCAAACGTTAATGCGCCGTTATTCCACCATTGTGTTCCCTCGTTGTTCACACCGTTTGCGCCAACTCCTGCCGCGGCAAAACCGCCTAAAGAACGAACATAAGCACGGGCGATATTCTGAGAAATGTACAAATACATATCTTCTTTTCCATAAAGAGCAGATGGAATCGCGTCAACAATCTTGCCTAATTCAGCAATTACATTGGCGGCGTCAACAGCTGTTCCAGCTACGTCAATCACGTCTGCGTCAGCCGTCATCAAGGTAGTAAATCCGTCAAACTCACCTAAAGCCGCTCCACCAAGATTTCCTTGCCAAATATTATTTTCAGTTGCCGCTGATACTTCCGCCGCTACATGAGCGATCAAAAACTCAGCAAATGTAGGAGGCAATTGATCAAACGCTGAATATCCCATACTTTGGGCGCCCCAATTCGCAATGAAAGGAGTTTTACAAAGTTCAAGATTCACTTGAAATTCTTCGGGTTGAATAATTCTCTCAGTCAACGTGACGTTTCCTGCGTTAGTAAAATCACAAGACGAATCAGTGATCAATCCCGTTGTTGCTACTTTTTGGACAACCTCTTTATATTTTATGTTGGGCATTACTTCAATGCCTCCATTGTCAATAGTTGATCCACTTAATAATGCTGCAGCGATATATTTTCCTGCAAATTCACCTGCGTAGGTGCTTGTTATAGTTAAAGCCATTTTTTAATTGTTTATAATTTTCGATAATACAGAATCCATCACAGATCTAGTTCTTTGTTTTTGAAAAGTTACCTTTTCGTGTTTGCTCCCGATTGATTCGGGGCTATGTTTAATTGGTTGAGTTGCGGGTTGTGAAAGTTGATCTTTAAGATCTTGATTCATTTCTTCTTTCTTTCCATATCCCATTTCTTCGACCTCTTCAGCTGACACTTTATCGCGTTTCAAATCAGCAATAGCATCCTCAAGATTTTGGATGCGCTTTTCCATGCCCTCCCAATCACCTACTTCTGCCATTTTCTTCTCATCCTTATCTTCCGTGTCTTCCGTGTCTTCAGCTAGATCCTCTGTTGTATCCTCCTTTGCGGTAACATCGTCACTAACATCTCTAACATCAGCAATAATACCTTCTTCTTCAACAACCAAAAGCCGTGAGTCAGCAAGTATGTATTCTCCAACGGGCATTGCTACACGTTCGTCATCTGTAAGGATAAAAACCTCTTTGTCCTTTTCAAATGAGTCAGCTTCAATGTCCGTTCCGTTCTCAAGCTTCATGGTTTCCAATTTTACTTGAATATCCAAAAGCGTTTTTATTTGATTTAACATTTCATTTGCTTTCATATAAGTATAACGTAAAAATTTAAAAGTTTTGTATTTTAACTCTGTCTGTAAATTGGTCCAATACCCTGATTCATTGTACCGCCTTCACAACATTTTCTTGAATATGTGTTCTTGTGTCTACACAAACACGCTCTGCTACTATTCCGCGGACTAGTCCTGCTTGGAATAAATGTTTTTGTTTTTACGTTTGCCATTATCCGATCCCCCTCACGTTATTTTTAGCGTCTGATATACCACCCTCTAATTCTCTAATTGAAGAGGTTAAAGATCCCATTGCGGGGAACGCGTTTGCGTCAATACCAAGATCGTTAATTGCTTTTTTAGCTTTTAAAACTAAACTATTTAACGCCTTTAAATGACTTTTGGCTGACATCATTCCATCCAAGTAATCTCTTTCAGATCCCTCAACAATATTCTCAGCTATCTCAAACACTTTTTTAGCTTCAATAAGTTTTTGTTCAAGATCCATTTTCTTTTCCCAAGCATCAGCTTGATTCATTGCGTCATCTTTGTATTCAACTGAAGAATCTCTCATTGATTTAACAAATTGACTTGTTTTTCCTGCGGCTTTATCAATGTCGTTTGTCAATGACAGATCAACTCTTTGATTTGACAATTCTGTCTTTTCTTTCATTTTAGAAAAGATCTTGTTTACTGTTGTTTTGCTATTCATTTGTAAGAATTTTTTTGATTTTATTTAAAATTATCTCAGATTTACTTGATGACATTTCTGTTTTCGGCTTCGTTTGAAGCTTGTCTGCAAAATACCCTTCAATAGAAAAGCCATTGACTTTACCTTTTTTCACGTACTCATTCCACACCTGATCATTATTAACTTTCATTGTACCCATCCACGTGCCAACGGGAACGTCCAACCCATATTTCCTTGACTTGTCATGAACCTCATCTTCAACAATCCAAGATTCGACCAAAGTCAACCCGTTTAATTCGTGTTGATGCTCCAAAGTTGAGTTGTTTTGATTGCCGTTTCTCAAGTACATTTGACTTGCTTTCTCAATCGTGTTCTTTGAAAAATAAATGTAATATTCGCCTTCATCTGAAAACCTATAAATTGGCTTGTTTGGTATCAATAAAGCTCCCATGAGGATCCTTTTTTCTTTTGAAACCTCCGCTAATTTTACATCTTCATTTTTCAACGCAACAAAATCGCTTTCAATCGCGGGATTTTCAACAATAGAAATTGCTTCAATACCCGAAAATTCTTGTTGCTCGTCAATTATTAGTTCAACTATTCTCATAATAGTATAACGCAAAAAACGATAAAGTTTTGTATTACAAAGTTGCGGATTCTACAATATTGCGGTCAAGACTTTGTGACGTTGTAACGTCTCCTGATACAACATAGGCTTTAACGGGCGCCTGAGTTTGACCGCCAATAGCATCTGCTAGTTGATTTGTTCCCGTTGTTCCGACTACATTAAAAGCGGCAGGCATTGAAGCATAAGACGGAGCAGGAGGTGTTGATGCACCACCTACATCGCCCCCTCCCACGCCGTTTATTGTCGGCAATTTAGTTCCTTTTATTTCTTTTATTGTCCGATATCCCGTTGCGATTGCCGATGCCGCCGCAATACCTCCCAAAACGGGTCCAACCACGGGTATTCCAGCCAATGAATTGAAAGCGGATATTGATGATTGCAACGTTGTAATTGTTGTTGACGCTATTGCCGCCGCTTTTCCTGCTTTTGATTCCTTTCCGAAAATATTTGCCAAACTATCTAGTGTGCCTTTTGCAATATCTATTTTAGCCGCCGCAGACATATCATCAAGTTCAGTCATTTTCCTATTTGACTCAGCTTGGTAATTTAATAACTCTTGATTGGCGTCTGCAAACGCTTGAGTTCCCTCTTTGTACAATGCTTTCTTCGCCTCAAGTCTTGTTGTCTCTTCAGCTATCTCTAAAACGGTTGCTTCTTGCAATGCGGTAATTCGCATGAATTCATTCAATTGCCTTTCAGCATTCCACTCGCGTTCTTCTTGCCTTCTTAAAATTTCGCCGTCATTTACTGTTGCGTCAAGTTCTTGTTTTTCTCTTGTCAACGCTAAATCATTTGCTTTTTGCTCTGAAATAAATCCTTCAATGGTTGCCTCAACCGCTTTCACCTCATTTTTAGCCGCGATCAAAGCAAGTTCTTGCTCTAAACCCCCGTTTAATTCAAACGCCGCTATTGCTTGTCTTTCAACAATCTTGGCGTTTTCAAGCATATCCTTGTTTTGCTTTTCAAGAATTCCTTTTAATTTTTCATTTGCCTCAATTCTTTTTTCAATTGTATTGCGCTCCTCATCCCTAATCTGACGTTGTTTTTCCGCTAATCTGTCCGACTCTTCAAGTATTCCTATGTTTAACAATTCCGCTTTTTGCGCTTCCTTAGCCATCTGAACACTTGCCGCCGCCGCTTCAACCGTTTTTTTAGTGTAATTCGCAGTCGCAGTTGCAACTTCTTTTACCAACTCAACCGTTTTATCAAACGAATCATCAACGCCCGTTAGAACGTCTGTAAACTCTTTACCCGCGTTGCTTGCCGCTTCAATAGCGCCGTCCCAATCGCCCTCAAAAACTTTTTTGATTGCCGTGCCTAAATATCCAAGCACTTCAATCGCGGAATTAAACCGCTCAATCATGTTTTCTTTTATAGCCGTTCCCAAATCCGCAACGGCTTTCTGAGGATCATCAAATATTTTTTTGAAATAATCTGTAATTGGACCAATACTGCCCTCAACTAATTTAAACAAATCATTAAAAGCGATCTCAAGCGCCTTGTAAGCCGTCTGACTAGCGTCAACAACCTTTTGATTTGACATAAATAATTCCGTCAGACCTTCAAAAACCTTTAAAAACAAACCGATTCCCGCGGCTTTGATCGCAACCCCCATGCCCTTAATTCCACCTGAGGTTTCTTCAGTAGTTTTCTTTAATTGTTCAAGAGCATCTTCAGTTTTTTTGTTGCTTTCAACAACCTCTTTACTAAGATTTTCAATTTGATTTTTTAATTCTTCAATTTGTGAACTG